CAGGGGGAGAAGGTAGGAGACTGGCAACCCTGCTGGCCCCGCACTATTGCCACCAATGTCTACGCCTCTTGCCGCCGTCCCACCGACACCGCCCTGTGGAGTCGCGTTAGGGTTCGGGTTGAACCTCCACACATCACGCATCTCTGTTCGGGCCGTGACCTGTTGAGAGATCGGGCCAAGGGTTACGGTGCTTTCACATGGAGAACCCACCGCATAACTTGCCGTTAGCAACCACGTTTTAGCACGTTCTGTAGAAGCGGCAATCTCAAGCTCTTGCAGTTTGAATGGTGAGTAGCCTGGGTACGCATCACCAATCGCCAAATCGTTTGATTCAGCGTGCCGCCAAGCATCAAAGTCACTTACATCCGCATCGCCGTCATTGTCATAGACCATGAACCGCCGCGAGGCACTTTTTGAGTTGCACGCATCAACAAGCCTGCGGGATTCAAGGATTTCTACTAACTGAATGCTCATGGGACGAGTGCCTGTGTTTGTGTGTTATCTACGAGCAGTTTACTGAGCCTGACAAGTTCATCAAGACGTTTGACTTCTTCGGTCACTCCGACCTTCATGGCTCCAAAGACGGTCTGAACTGTACCACTCATACCAATGGTTGCGCCAGTCGTTTGTGGTGCGCCGCCACCGCGTCCACCCACAGCATCAAGCCGTGACCGCAACTCCTCTGGACTCAGGCCCAACCTAGCAGCCCTGTCCGCAAAGGTTTTTTGCTTCAGGGCTTCGCGTTCTTTAGAACGCTTTTCCTTTGCCTCTGCAATTCGGTCCTTCAGTGGTCTCGGGGCCTCACCAATGGCCCTAGTGCGGATCTTGGTTTCTTCTGATATGGGTCGCAAGTCTGGACGATTAGCAAGAACGAACTCCTCTGGACTAAGACCCCGCTTTTTAGCCCTGTCTTGAACTGAAACTCTTGTGGACAAGCGAAGAGCCATACCCGCACGCCTGACGTTTTCTTGTTTGCGTCTTTGGACATCGGCGGCAGCCCGAGCTTCCGAACGACTTGCACCACCGCCCCAATTTGGACTCAATGTGCCACGATGTAGGCGATAGATTTCCGCTGGAGTCAGTGCTGCCTGTGCTTTCGCAGCCGCATTCGCCATCCTATTTATCAGGGGCGTGTCAAAAGCGGGAATAGACATCAGCCTTGGTGGGTCCGCTATGTTGTTTACCGCAGCAATAAGTTGTGGGAACCAGTTACCAAATAGGTTTCCAAGTGTGGTTCCAATGCCTGGACTTATCATCTGCATGACGGGCTGAAGCCAACTTGGCATCTGTGCCTGCGGAGTCATTGCTGTTTGGTAGGAACCCACCCGAGTTGCAGCAGACGGCCCACCACCGATCTGCATACCACCCAATAGACCGCCGCCCACTGCGGGGAACATCTTGTTTGGAGTAGTCGTTGAAATGAACCGTTGGTAAGCACCTGGGCCTGCCCTAGACAGAGCGACTCTGGCGATTATCTTCTGCATCCAATTCAGATTCTTCCCAACGGTGGTCTTTGGTCGGAATTGTCGCCCGTGGGATGTGCCTGCCTGCTTACCCACATTCTGCCCGATAGTAAATGGCTGACCCGCAGCCTGAGCGGCAGTGAAAGCCGCCTGCTGGGCCGCGTTACGAGATGTCATTGTGGAAAGGGCTGGGTTTGAAGACCAGAACCTTCCACCCATTCTTCCTAGGGTCGCTTGAAGCGCAGTTGTGGCTGTAGTGAGCGGCCCTGTTACCGCACCGAAACTGATGCCAGCGGTAATTGCGCCGACAAGAACATGGATAAGGTTTCCAATGATGGTGGGAAGATCAACAATCACTACATCACGAATGGCAATCATCATCTCATTCAAGAAGATTAGTAAGCGATGTAAGAGTGTTTCTAGGTTTGTAAAAGCATGAATAAGAGCGACCGCGACTTGGTGGAACACGTTGGACTGAGCTTGTGGAGCTGTTGCACCAGCACCCGAACCAAAGAAACCACCAACGACTTGTGCGCCTGCCGCAACAATGCTCGCAATCCAAGTTGCTATCTGCTTGATCTTTTCCCAAATTCTCAAAACGTACTGTTCAGCATCATTGAGGAATTGGATCAAATCCTTGCCGATTCTTTTGAGTGCCTGAGCCGCTCTTTGCGACCCAGTACCCATGAACAGTTGGAATACAGGCTTGAGCTTATTGAAAATTCGTTCTACGTCGTTCAAGAATGCCGTCAGCACTTTTGCGCCTTGAACGATTGTTGGCGCAAACATTTGAGCAACAGTAATCTGAAGATCCTGCCACGCTGACTTGACAATAATCAGTTGCTTGACGAGTGACGAGCGAATGGTTCCCGCAAACTTCTTGGTCGCTCCGTTGACGTTCTGGAGCATCTCCCAATTCTTCTTGATCGCCTCCGAACCCTGCTGCAAGAGAGCCAAGAACGGATAAGAAGAACGGGCCGTCAGTGTTTGCAGAACGACGGCTGTTTTCTGTTGCTTGTTCCAACCCCTCGTCGCATCCTCAAAGTCTTTGACGATCTCATGCGACTTGCGAAGGTTGCCTTGCGTTGTAAACAAGTGGACATTGAGTTTCTTGAAGTTTTCAACCACCTTGGGGTCGGTAAACCGACGCAGCATCATGCGGAGCTGCATACCACCCTCAAGGCCACGCATTGAAGACTCAGCCAAAGACATGAGGGAGGCTGACAAGTTGGTGATGTCAGTTCCCATGAATGCGCCGATTGCACCCACGCGACCAAACGCTTCGCCAAGTTCAACTGCCGTTGTACGAGCGTTGTTGGATGCAACAATAAGAACATCCATTGAGTGTGCCGTTTTGGTTGCCTCAAGATTCAATGAACCAAGAACGCCCGTCACAATTTCAGTTGCCTGGTGCATCGAGGTTGCAGCGGCGGTGGCGAAGTCCAACGTGCCACCAATAGCGTCAAGAGTCTGCTGGGCAGTGAAGCCCGCACGCGAGAAGTTGGTCATTGCTTCAGCAGCCTGGGACGCTGTGAATTCTGTTGACCGACCCAACTCACGGGCCTTTGCCGTCAGTTTGGCAAAAGTTACACCCGTAGCACCCGAAATTGCCTTGACCGTAAGCATGGCGTTTTCAAACACCATGAATGTGTCAATGGCACGGCGTATCTGTGAGTAAAGTTCCTGAACGGCCCTTATGAGAAGCCTTACAGCACCCGTGACAACACCAAGCGCAGTCTTTAGAACCCCTGAAAGAATACTGGCAAGGAGTTTGAACGCCCCAACTACCACGCTGGTAACAAACTTCACCAGCCCCTTCAGGATTTTGAAGAAGAAACTGATAACCTTGGTTATTGCCAGAAACGACGTTGCCAACGCCGTAAGAATGTTGCCCAACTTGCTAAGGGTAGAGAGCAGACCACCAAAGCCACCACCGCCGCCGCCAGCGGTCTTGAGCTTGGAAAACATGTTCTTGATGACGCCGAGCTTCCTCTTGACATCCTCAATGTCAGCCGTAACGACTACATATGCTTCTCCAATGGGTTCAGCCATTCTTCTTCTCCAGACCCATTAGTGTCAGTGCTTTCACTGCGTCTTCGCCCTTTAGTGCTTTTTCGGGGGCTTCTGCGAACGGGCTGATGAACGGCATCAACTCAGGGATGATCCGCGTGAAACGGACAACTTGGCCCAACGTGAGTTGGCACGCTTCAGCATAAGTCATCCCAATACCGTGACAGAGAGATCCCAAAATTACGCACCAGTCTTGCTCTCTGTCACTTCGGAGTTTCCCGACTTTTCTCCATCAACCGCCTCATCGTCTGTGAGGTTTTCAAGGTCAGCAAGTTTCTGGAACAGGTCAGGAACTTCCGCCAATGGGATGACCTGCAAGAGTTCTGAATCCTCAACCTTTTCTAAACAGCAGCGGGCGACAATCCAAGACATCCCATCAATGGTTGAAGCCTGTTCGAGCATGTCATCCATGCCAATGCTGGTTCCTACAAGGTCTTTGATAAGACTCGTCTTGGAATCGTCGCCCAACTTCATCTCATGGATTTGCGAAGTCCGCTTCTCCATGATGTGTGTGCAGAACTCCGACCAAATATCCAGGCCGATTCGACGGAACTTTAGGGAAGTCCCTCCAGGCAACTTGTGTTGGAGGGGTTTTGGAATCGCTTGCGAAATGGTTGACACGGGGGAGTGTCCTTTCTTTAGTTGCAGTGCTTTGTGCAAGCAACTTCGTCAAATGAATGGGAGCTTGCAGTGAGCCATGCCCGAACGGCCTTGTCCATTGCATCTCTAGTTTTGAACTCGTTTTTATCCAATCCAATCTCCACCGACTTGCCGTTGACATCAATGTTCTTGCGAACAACGAAAGTGTTGGCATCACGATTTTGGTGGTAGTGGTAGCGAGCCTCCCGCGTCACCGAAGGCTGGGCCTTCGGGACACGGGGGCTGCTCACCGCTTTTGGAGTGGATTCGGTGGACTTTGTTTCAGTCACGACTATCTACTCCTTAGATCAGGTGTTTGCCAATGTCGGCGCAGCGGAACCCTCAAACGTGAACTCAACCTCAACCGCACTATCGGTATTGGCTGTTACTGAAATGTCCGTAATGAGGATAGCCCCTTGGATGTTGGGATCGTCCGAACCACTGACCAACGCAAAAGTGGCAGCAGACGGGTTTCCGCCCAACTGATCGTCAATCGAAGCAAACGCTGCTCCATCAATGAAAGCACTGTATGTGCCTGACCATGACTTTAGACCGCCGATGCGAGTTCTGTAACCGCCCGTGGGGGCCATGTCTGTGGTTTCAATAGCCTCTGCTGTGATGCTGATTGACCAACTGCGAACTGCTGTAACGTAGCCTGACGAGAAGGTCACGCTACCTCCGATACCTGAGATGACTGCCATGTGCAGCCCCCTTCCTATGAGGCAAAGCCCCGAATGAGGTAGTCCACTCGCTGAAAGAAAGCATCATCAATGTCTTCAGGGCCGCGCTCTACCTCAAGCGTGGCCGCGAGCATTGTATGATCCGTGATAGAAAATGTTTGGCGATTGAGCCGTGCGTTCAACTTGTCGTTGATGTCCAAGCACGCTCTTGGCCCAGCAGCCTTTGATTCAAAGATAAGAAACCCGACACTCATGGAGTATGAGGCTTGCGACATGGTTGGCAACTCATCCCTGTTGTCTAGGATCTCGTAGGTGACAAACGGAAAATCCGTGTCCTTGGGGACCGTGCTGTAATACAACTTGCCAGCAGAACTAGATGAACCACCGATGGCAGTATTGAACGTGCTATCGTCGGTCAGGTACGAGTAGAGAGCTTCGATCACAGGAACAAGTGAGACTGCCATGACTAGCGCAAATACCTTCCGAGGTGCTTCTGCATACCCTCTCTAAAGTCTTGGAGGAAATACCTGCCCTCAACCCACAAGCCATGAGTTGACGATCCTGGCCCAGCCCAAGGGCGTGCTTCGAACGGAACATTGAAACGTACACCGCTAGGGGGAATCTTATTCTTGCCATATTCCAGCCAGTAGCCGTACTGATGGGGCAGAGCGCGTCTTGCTGCTTTCGCGCCGCCGCCTGGAAGACCCTTTAGACCCTTCAGCCGCTTTGATCTAATACTAGATAGTTGCTGCGCCAAAGTTTTGACACGCCCCTTCATCGAAGGCGGACTTTTCTCTCTCAGTTTTGCCCGTTTCTGTTCTTCAGTAAGTCTTTCTTTGGGGACACGCCTCAGTGTTTGCCGACCAACCGAACCAACGTACATCGTGAACTTCGTGCGACCACTATTAGGCTTGTCGTGCTTGTGGCCGATACTCATAACCAAAGCAGTTGATTGAATGGCGGGCGCTCTGCCTGGCTTTGATATCCTGCCATCGGTTCCCGAAGCACCCATGTCACGCCTCATGCCTCTAGCCCATAACGTGCCAGATCGGTCCATGCTTTTCTTTACCGAATCCTCAAGGTTCTTTACGAATCTAGGGTCGATAAACAGAACAACATCAAGAGAAACCTTTGACTTGAGGTCGGCAGTTGTTTGCC